CACACCAACCTTGCGATTGTCTTGCTTCAAGATCCAATACTTTTTATCCACTATGGGTTTGGCTTCGATCATCTAATACTCCTTTGTATGTTTGATTCAACCAGCGACCTATAGCATCTGCATAGTCGCTGAGTTTGGTGAGTTCATATTTGCCACAGAATCTTAGGAAGTGCGCACCTACCATGCCCACATCCTTATGACTAATCTGCTCACGTATGGCTTCATCTACGACTGCCTTGACAGCATCGGGCTGTGCAGTGAGATCAATTAACACACGATTGCGTTCATAGTCGTCCAAGACCTTGCGTTCTGTTTGTTCATGATCCATCCAACGTTGCAACATGAGATTGTTCCATGCATAGCCACGACGGTCACGATCTTCAAATGCTTCTGTGAGACCCACTTGATTCTTTGTGCCTTTGACCCGCACACCTGGATAGGCTGAGAACACATTGTCACCAGGATCACCACGCATGCACTTCAAGAACAACACCCACTTCTGATAATCCACAGGTGGCACAAAGTTGGCATCGGCTTTGCCAACCTTGATCTTGCTGTTGCTTTCAATAGAGAATGCCAAGTTTTTGCCTTTTGCGTCTGTGACACCCGCAACACTAAACAAGTGATCGTTGATGCCATTGTACAATTTTACATTGGGTGCAATCAACTGCACAAAGTCGGAATCTGAGCTGACAATAACGTGTTCGTCTTGGGGGTGTAAAGCAATCCAACGTGCAATGATGTCATCTGCTTCTGCTGTGGCACAACGAACAACACTACAATTGGTTTTTGTAGACAAGTATTTAGTCAGCTCATCATAGGTTTCCCAGAACAGCTTGTCCTCTTCTGCTTCTGACTCGCTCATTTGCCCACGTGCCACGGCACGATTGGCCTTGTAGGGCTTGTAATGATCTTTGCGCCAGCTTCGACCTTCCAGTGCAAATACCACATGATCAGCGCCTAAATCACGTGCCACTTTGTTTGCGCTCATCAAGGTCAAGTGCAGGGCAAAACCCAATTTGGTCCATGTGTCTGCGGCACGATGTGCTTGGTGTCGCGCACGGAAAAACATGTTGCTAGTATCAATCAGTAGGTAGCGCATTTGTGTTCACCAAGTTGTGTTGTTTGATGTATTGTAACACATAGTTGGCCCAAAAGCAATGGCCTTTGGCATCAAAATGGTACCATTTTGTGGGCACATGCCCATTTTGTTGCAAAATGACATTGTAAGAACCCTGTCTGTTGTAAGGGTACATGTAACTGGTACCCCAAATATGTTGATTTTGAACATCACTGAAAGTACTGTGACTACTGTAAAACAAGTGAGGGATGTTCGACCTTTGGAGTTCGGTGTGTAATGTCCAAATCTTTTCATGGCATTCCTGGGTTTTAATTGCCCAATCCACATCAACCACAAACTGTTTGTATCGTTGCTGTAGTTCTTTGGGAACCCAATCTGCCCCAGATGCGTTCACCTGATACCATGTGCCGTTGTGCAACCACTCTTCTCGTTCCCAAGTGGTCCACTGTATGACCATGAATGTGTTGTTCAGTTTGTCAGGGTTGTTGGCAATCCATTCCCTGGTGGTTCTAATGATGCGGTCATTACTGCTAGCCGACTCTGCATCACAAACCAATGTACGGCCAAGATTCTGTGCCAAATGTGTACACCAACTGGCTGCCAAATTAAGTGGATGTGGGCGACGATCTATACCGTTCTTACCATCATCCACTGCAAACGCATCTGGCACAACTGCTTCTGCGGCAGCGGTGTGACTGCACCCATTTGCATACAATATCATCTGGGACTGGGACCACCTGTGTCGTCTGCGCCCACTGGTTCCCATGCTTCCATTTTCTTTTTTATGTCTTCGGCAGTGGCCACACGCTGACGCAATTCACTGCTGCTGAACGAATGGTCGCGACCATTAAAGTGTAGTTCAATATCACGTTTGTGGCAAATCTCACGACCAGTAAATTCTCGACCTTCATATTCCACACCCAATATGCGCACGTCAATGGGCAATATCAACAACAGGTCTTCTAGATCTTTTTCTGTGTTGTACACCCAAACTTCATCCACGTACTTGCAACCTATCAGTTGCAGTTGTCGTTCTACAATGCTCTGCACTGGGCGATTTTTATTAGGACGATCCAAGGTGGGATCGTTTTGCAACGCACAAATCAAGTAGTCGCATTCTTCTTTGGCCTCACGCAACATGGCAATGTGACCAGCGTGTAACAAATCAAAAGTGCTGGCAGTAAAGCCCACACGTCTTCCATCCATCATATCAATTTCCTTAACTAATCTCGGTGCGTCCGTCACCAATGTCACGGGTGTGTACATAACCGCCTGCTGAGTTGCGCATGGCTTGGTCCTGTTCCCATGTTTCCATCACAACATGTCTGCACACATTTTGGAACCAACGATCCACAATGTCTGAGTCTGCGTCTGTGGGTTTCATCATGTAACCGGCCTTGACCAGGCGTGCAATGAATATTTCATTCCAGTCCAGTTCAAATGCACCTTGGTGCAAGTTGTTGGGATCAATGTCCATGGCAAGAATAGCCACATAAGGTTCGTTGTTTTCTGTGGCCAGTTGTTTGGCAGTTTTCTCAGGCGCCTTGGGCACACGGATAACTTTTTCTTTTTCCTCTTTTACAGGAGGCTGCTTCTTAAATCTATCAAAGAATCCCATTATTTTCCCCACCCATTGCCCCAAAGGTCAACGTGTAATCGTGGACTGTACCAGTAACCACGTTTGAGTGCTTCGTCGGCCACATTGATTCTATTGCCATCATACACACTGACCACACCGCCCACAGGCATCACAAACACAGGACCACCAAACTCACGCAGTCGATATTCATCCACTGCACGATCCAGTTCGTCAAAGTCTTCAACTTTTTCCACAACAAACTTGAGATATGTAATACCATGTGTCTCATAATCCCAAACTACATCAGGCTTGATAGCGTCCGCCCAGGACTCACCACTGACACTTAATTTTGGACTAACACTGAATGTGATCTCACCAAACCAGTTGCGCAAGTAATCTCTAAACTCTCGACTTAGCTCTTGAGTACCATTGGTCTCAAATGTGATGTGTCGCAAGCCACGTTCGGCCAAAACATCCAACAGTTCTGGATAAGCACGTTGCCAACCCAGCAATGGTTCACCACCAGTGATTACCAAATGCACAGGATTGCCATTGGGTTGCAACCAGTTGCCATTGGGCAATAGCTCAGTCATTCGGTTCACAAGCTCTTCCACTGTGTATGTGGGACTCAAGTGTTTGAAGTCTGGATGCCAGCTTGCATAACTGTCACAGCCTGTGTTCACCAATGGCAGTTCTTCAAATGTTTTGTACAATTCCACAGTCTTGGCCACTTCGTCTGCTTCTTTACTCTTCTCACCAGGTTTACACCCAAACCCTGAACAGGTAAAGTTGCAACCAAACATGCGTAAAAATACACTAGGCACACCAACATAGCGTCCTTCGCCTTGTGCTGAATAAAATAATTCTGATACTTTTAATTTCATAATCTTGTTACCTTTGTCATGCCCGACTTGCGGGGATCTTTATTTAGATTGATACTTTGTTCATGCATTTTAACACGAGTTTCTGCCTTTGTCACCCAGCCTGGTAATACTGCGTCCAAATAGGCCAAATGCTCGTCTGGACTGGGATGTGGATCCCCATTTCTATTGGGCCATCCAGTTTCAGCAAACACAGTTTTGTCATAACCCAGCAAGATAGTATCTAGTACATCACTGTACAATCTCATGACATCTCTGTGCAAACTAACATCATCGTCGGGCCAAGGACGAGCCATGAGTTCTACCATGCTCAAGAAACGCCAAGTCAATCCAGGACGATTTTCCAACAACGTTTTTACTGCTTTGATGTAAGCAAGATCTCTAATTAAAAATCCTCGCTCATCAATGTGTGTTTTGAGATATTCTTTGTTGAACACGTTGGTTGCAAAATGCGCATTGCCTGGAGTATGCCACCGTCCATCAACATAACGATCTTCGCGATCTAAACTGGTCCAACAAACTATCACAGTGTCACCTGTACCAAATTGATGACGCTGATCAGCTTCCATTACTGAGTTAAAAATGTAATGATTGCCGCCTCCGGCTTGCCCCCAATTTTCAAAGTGATCAAATTCTGGAGCAAGACAGTCGGCCCAGGTGCTCCAACGATAGTTGGTAAAACTGCACCCAAATGTAAACAGCCTTGACATCACGCCACTAGTTGTTTTTTCTTCACTGAAAAACTGCCTTGTGCTTTGGCAGCACCTGCGCCTCGACGTGCGCCTTTGGAGTCTCCGCCACTGACGCGATCCACTGTGGCCTTGCCAAAATTTCTGCGTCTTGCAAAATAAAACAATTCCAAGAATCTGTTGAAGCTCATGGTCTTGTCTTCGGGAAAGTCCAATCGATACACAGTAGGGACTTTTTCTAAGGGCTTACTAAAGCTCAAATATTCCCAGATGTTGTATTCCAACTGCAAGTTCATGGGGTACTGATTTCTGTCATCATACTTGATATAGTAACTTCTTTGCAGTTTCATCAAGCTGGCCAGTAGATCTGGGGGCAAGTTGTACCGTTCTAGGAACTGTTCCAGATGATCGTACAACTGTTCAACTTGATTTTCCTGGTGCATGTTCATGCTGGTTCTGTGAATGATGTTCCAGCCGTGTATTTCCACACCAATTTTGGGATGGTTAATGCGCCCAGTCATCATCCAATTGTTGAAATACATACGGGCTTCGGATTCTTCTTTCTTTACCCATTCATTGGTCATGAAGTGTGCAAACAATTCTTCGTAGTAGTCGTTGTAGCTGATGTTCAAGTACTTGTTGATAAAACGTGCAACCAAGGTAGCAAAGCCGTTGATATGAAACGTGGTCTGGAACCAGGCAAATATCTGTGCATCCAGCATCACCGGTGTGGGCATGTCCTTGGTGCCTGTGATGACGTCAATACTTTCTTCAATGTGTTCCACACTGTAGCTGCCAGCAAAGTAGTCTGTAACAGGTTGGCTGGTGATCTTGAACAGTTTTTTCTGCAACAGGTTCATCTCAGCATTTTCCAACAACTGTGCTTGGAATGTTGTGATACCAGTGTGTTGATTCAACTCGTACAAGGCATAGAAGTTTTTCTTCCATGTTTCCAATGTTTCACCAGGCAGGCCCAAGATCAATTCTGTGTATGCAGGAATGTTGCGTTGGTCGCACAGCTCAAACACTTCGTTGAGCTTGTTCATTTCCATGTTCTTGCGACGAATGTTTTCCAGCACATCCAAATCCAGACTCTGTACGCTCAGTGTAAGTCCCTGATTGAATCCTTTGGCATCCAACAGTTTCTTCACAATGTCTATGACTTCTTTCTTTTGATTCTTGGCCCAGGCCACACTGAACGTTCTTGGGCTACCGTATTTTTCTTGACACTCAATGATCTTGTCTGCAATCATGCCGTCACGTTCGGGGTACATGCCAAAGTTGGCATCAGTTATACTGATCCAATCAAAGTTGTGCTGAGCCATCCATTCCAGTTCAGCAAACACACGTTCCAGTTTGAACTTTTTGACTTTGTTGTAGGTCAAACTGCCCCAGTCACAAAAGGTACATTGATATGGACAACCACGATTGGTTTCCAGGGTGCCTTGCCAGGTCACCTCAGGATGATCAGCTATCAGCTGATCAAATATACCAGACAAGTATGGACTTTCAACTTCTTCAAGACTTTCAATGCGCTTGGCTTCTTCAGTTTTTACAGCCTCGCCGTTTCTGTTGATCAACAGGCCAGCCACACTTTCCCAGTTTTTGGTGTCAAACACTTCCAACACACGTTTGAATGTGATTTCACCTTCATAACAAATGATCAAATCCATGAAAGGATTGTCTCGGAAAATGTTAACGTCTGTGATAGCAGGTTCAGGCCCACCAAACAAAATCACTGTGTTGGGATTACGTGCTTTGATTTGCCGGGCAAGTTCATAGTTGTAGCGATGGTTCCAAACATAGGTGCTGAATGCTACCATGTCATTTTGACACAATCTTTCGGCTGTTTCTTCAATGGCTTCTCTGCGCCACAAAAATTCAGTCACTTTGAAGCGTTCACGTATGGCCGGGTCTGCCAAGCTGTAACTCCATATCACGCCTGCAGAATAAGGCAGATAGTAGGCGTTGAACTCTTTTGGTCCTTGTTGAAAATTTGGTTGTACCCAAGCAATGTTGTATGTCATGTCTTATTTACTTGTTTCCAAAATGCACATGCGGATTAGAAAACTGAACCATTTGCTTGTTAACATCATTTTTAGCTAATTTTTCCCAGGGATCTTGTGCGCCCAGCCAGATATTGTTGAAAAAACTCAGATCCATTTGCAAATCATTCAACATATAAGCTGCCAATTTATAACAATCTTGTTGCCGCAATGCTATCTGTGACACACTGTGAAAGTCATTTTCATCCATGGGACGACCTTCCAGCGATGCACGTTCACGAAACGTGGCATCATTGTTGTTGCCAGTTAGATCAGCACGATCGTGCAACACATTCACAGGTATACGCTGCCAGATATCCAGCATGTATGCCTGTTGACTCAGCCAGCCATCCTGCACACTGTGTGGTGAGATATAGCCCAACAAATCAAACCACTTTCTGGGAATGATAGGAAAGATGCTGTAGGGATGATCCATGTGAGTATGAAAAGCCAGCAATCGAAATTGTCCTTCGTAACTCATGATGGTGGTATCCCAACCTTGAGTTTCCATGTAAGCATCATCATTCCAAATCATCAGCCAACGTGAATCAGTATTTTCCGCCAACTTGTTGTTGTAGATGTGTAGTCTGTGATATCCCTGGCGATCAAACACCATGGCCTTGTAGGCCAGTTTTTGCTGATCCATCCAGGGTTGAAGTTCCGTTTTAAAATAATCTTTGCCAATGACATCATCGCGATCAAACGCAAACATCAACTGCACACGTTCAGGATGGTCGGCCAACTCTATTAGGCTGCGAACACTGCGGCCCAGACTTTCAGTTCGGCCTCGTGTGGCCAACAACATAGCAATATCATACTTGGGTGTCATGCAAATAAATCCTCATTCCATTCTCTATGGCCTTCTCGGAAAGCCATGTTACTTTGTGTTTCACGTACTTCTACGCGGTAGCACCACAAACGTTCTGCTTCGCCCTGTCCCCACATGTCGGGAATATAAACACCGTTGACGTATTTGTACAACTGATCTGCAAGACCTTCACAGCCTAGTTTGGGCAATATAGTTAGCTTGGCAATGTTTCTGCGTTGCATTTCCATGTAGAACTCCAATTCAGGATCATCTTCTGACACCAACAAGGTGTGATCAAATTGGCTTTCCAACACTGACTTGAGTTCTTTGAGACCACCATAGTCAGCAGCCCAGTTGCGT